CCATTATAGGCGGAAATAACCGGCCAAAACCACTATTTTTTGACGTATAGGGTTTTCCCCTATAAAAATTTTTTGGCCCCCAACCAGGTCGCCTCCGCAACAAACCGATTTTTTGAAACTTTTATTGACACGGAAATTTCCGTCAATTAAAGTGGGGCCCATGAAACCCTCGAAATACCTCCACGACGAAGCCTTCCAGACCCAGATCGCCCTGCTGGAGGCGGGCCAGACGACCCGGGCCGGCGTCTGCGAGGCGCTTGGCATCCGGCCATCGGACCTGAGCAAGCGCATCAAGGCTTGCGGCTACAGCGACCGGCTGCGCCACACCAAGCTGACCAAGTCGCTGCCCCAGACCTTCAAGAGCGACCCCGACAACGCCGAGGCCATCGCCAAGGCTCAACGCTTCGCGCCAGCGATCGCCTACCATCAGCAGAACCCCGCGGTGAAGCTGACCGAGGTGGCGAGGAAGTTCGATGTGAACTACCAGGCCCTGTACTACCAGCTGAAAACCGCGAGAAACGCCCAAAATTGACCAAAAATGGGGCAAAAACGCCCAGATTTGCCCCGTTTTTGCCTTGTTTCTGGCCATTTCACATTGTGAAATTGCCTTTTCACATAGTGAAATGACCTCAAAAAGAGCCCGATCCGCGCGCCGAACGCCCCAGGGGATAGCCAAGATGCCGGCGCCTGGGCCAGTGTTCACCCCTGATGCAAGTGGGTCCGAAGACGTCGGAGGCTTTGTCACGCCTCAAGATAACGGCCGCCAGGCCCAAAACACCGCCGAAAACGCCGCCCAGCGCCAGCGAGGCGCGGCTGAGGACGCCACCAAGGCCTGACCAGGCGGCGCGCAACGCCCGGGCGAGGGTTCGCCATGCCAACCTTGACCCCTACGACCGGGCGGTCAAGATCTTCCGCAACCAGGCCAAGCCGCTGAAGCCACGCCCGGGCAGCAAGCGGGACAAGCTCTGGCGCTTTCACGCCCTGGCCGACGCCTACTGCGTCTGGAGCGACGTGGATGAGGTGGTCAGGACCTATGTGGCCTGCGGCGTCATGAATGAGCTGGGCTGGGACACCTACTGCGTGGACCACACCGTGCCCCTGAGCAACCCGATCGTCTGCGGCTTGCACACCCACACGAACCTGCGCGTCATTTCACATCGTGAAAACATGCTCAAGGGCAACCACGTCTGGCCGGGCATGCCGGAGGTCAACTGGGGGACGATTGACCTGGTGCTGAGCGGGCCCTAGTCTGCGGCGCACCACAAGAGCCGCCCCCAAGCGGCCAGCGCCATGCCCTTCGATCCCGACGCACCCGACGCCTTTGGCGCCCGCAAGGAAGCGGTTGCCGCCAGCAAGGACGACACACCCGCACCGCGGCCGCCATCGCGCGCAGAGGAGCTTGACCTCGACGACTGGACCGAGGACGAGCTGCTTGATCTGCGCAGCGAGGTGGAGGCGCGTCTGCCGGTGAAGTCCCTGGACGACACCAACCTCACGAAGGAGCTGGTGTTTCAGGTGGTGGCCTTGCAGAAGCTGCAGCGCGACGTGATGCGCGAGCAGGGCGTGCCGGCCAACCAGCGCGCGCAAGTGGCCAACAGCCTCTCCGCGGCCCTGTCCAACCTGGTGAAGGTGCAGCAGGACGTGTACACGTCCGAGCGCTTCAAGCAGTTCGAGCGCCTGGTGATCGAGTTCATCAACTCGGCCCCCGACAGCGCCACCAAGGACGCCTGGTTCGCCCGGTGGGAAGAAGTCATCCAGAGGGTTGGCAGTGCCTGACCCCAGCCGCATGCCCGAGGAGGTCACCCATGGATGACTTCTACCGCGAGCACCTATCCAGGGTGAGGACCGCCACCGTCTCCCGGCTTGGCCGGGCAGACCTTGCCGACTGGATCGAGAAGAACACCTACATCGGTGGCAGGCCATTCTCGTTTCTGAACCACGAGTACCAGCACCGCATCCTGCAGGAGGAAGCGCCTGAGCTGGTCATCCGAAAGAGTGCCCAGACTGGTATTTCCGAGCTGTGTCTGCGCTCGGCCGCGGCGCTGGTCATGGTGATGCCGGGGTCCTTTCGCATCGGCTACACGCTGCCCACGGCGACGTTCGCGGCCAGCTACGCGCAGACCCGGTTCAACCCGATCGTGCAGACCTCGCCGGCCCTGCAGGCCGCGACCTCGTCGGACGACATCGACCGCGCCGACATCAAGACCTTCGGGGCGGGCAAGGAGATCTACTTCAAGGGCGCGGCCACGGGCAACGCGGCGATCTCGACCACCTTGGACATGCTGATCCACGACGAGCTCTCGTTCTCGGACGAGGAGATCATCGGCGACTACCACTCGCGCATGATCCACTCGGCCTACAAGTGGCGCTGGAGCTTGTCCACCCCGACCTTCCCGGGCGACCCCATCGACGAGGCCTTCACGGCCAGCCGGCGCCACTGGAATATGTGCCGCTGCCACCGGTGCGGCCACACCTTCGTGCCCGACTACTACCAGCACGTGGTGGTGCCGGGCTGGGACCGAGACCTGGCCGAGATCACCAAGGGCAACCTGCACCTGGTGCGCCACCGCGAGGCCATGTTCCTGTGCCCGCACTGCGGCCGCGACGCCAGCCTGCAGCCCGCCCACCGCGAGTGGGTGTGCGAGAACCCGACCGAGAACCACATCGCCGCAGGCTTCCAGGTCCAGCCGTTCGATGCGCCCAACGTCGTCTCGCTCTCGGACCTGATCATCGCCAGCACGCGCTACGCGACCACGGCCAAGTTCAAGCAGTTCTCGCTGGGCAAGCCCGCGGCGGACGCCGAGAACGGCTTGACCCAGGAGGACATCGAGCGGGTGGGGTACGACGGCACGGGCACGCCCTTCACCACGCACGTGATGGGCATCGACCTGGGCTTGAACTGCCACTTCATGGTGGGGGGCGTTGGCCCGGCCGGCGAGCTGGTGGTGGTGCACTACGAGCGCGTGCCCCTCAAGCGCTTCCGCGAACGCTACTGGGCGCTCAAGGGGCAGTACCGGGTCTCGATCACCGTGAGCGACATCCAGCCCTACACCGACCTGATCCTGGGCCTGTGCGCTGAGGACCCGAACCTCTATGGTGGGGCGTACACCACGCGCCAGGGCCTGGAGGTCTACTCGGTGCGCAGTCGTGAGGCCGACGAGGAGAGCGCGGTCGAAGGGCTGCGCCAGGTGAACATCAACCGCAACCAGCTCTTTGACAAGCTCATGGCCGAGATGCGGCCAGAGCCTGGCGGCCAGCCGGGCATCGTGCTGCGGCGCACGGACGAGTGGTCCACGGTGAAAGACCACCTCACCGACATGAAGCGCGCCAGCGCCACGCTGCGCAACGGTGAGTTCACCAGCCAGTGGATCAAAAGCAAGAAGGGCGCCGACCACTACCACCACGCCCTTGGCTACCTGTGGGTGGCCTCGCAGATGCGCGGCGTGGCCCAGGGCGCCTTCTCCTTTGGCGGGCCCCTGGTGAGCAAGTTCAAGGTGACCGGTCCGCTAAAGCAGGGGGGATTGCCCTTGCGCTGAGGCCTGGGCCAGTGTTGGCCGAATGGCGGGCCTCATCAACCGGATCTCGAATTGGCTGCGCGGCGGTGACGCGGCGCAGGAACAGTCGCGCATCCTCGCGGCCGACTTGACGCCCCTGGCTGAGCCCAAGGTGCCCAACCGCCCACAGGCTCAGCCCTCCATGAGCAAGCGCACCGCGACCACTCGTGGTGACCAGAAGCTCTCGCAGACCGACCGGCGAACCGCCAACCTTGACCTGCTGACCCTGCGCAACGGGACCAGCACCAAGAAGACCATCCGCGACCTGTCGGCCGTCAGCCCCGACATTTCGGCCAGCACCTGGGCCTACCAGCGCCTGGTGGTCACGCGAAACTTCTCCGCCGTGGCCATGAACCTGGACGGCACGCTCAACCCCGAGGCCACCCAGGCTGTGCAGCAGCTCATCAGCCGCTTCAACTACCTCACCGACTACGCGGATGGGTTCAGTGGCATGTCCTCGCTGCACGCGCTGGCCGAGGCGATGTGCAAGGAGCTGCGCATCGAGGGCTCGTGCTCGGCCGAGCTCGTGCTCGACAAATCGCGCCTGCCCAACCGCATCGTGCCGATCAGCACCAGCCAGCTGGAGTTCATCGACGACGGCTCGGGCTACATCTACCCGATCCAGAAGGTCAACGGCCAGGAGATCAACCTGGATGTGCCGACCTTCTTCTACGAGGCGCTGGACCAGGACCTGCTGACCGCCTACAGCGACTCGCCCATGGAGGCCGCGCTGCAGGCCGTGCTGGCCGACACCGAGTTCACCAACGACGTGCGCCGGGTCATCAAGCGCGCGCTGCACCCGCGCCTGGACGCCACCATCGAGGTGGAGACCTTCCGCAAGACCATCCCGCCCGACATCATCGGCGACCCGGACAAGCTCAAGGCCTACATCGACACCGCGGTATCGGGCGTCGCCGACATGGTCAACGACCTGGAGCCCGATGACGCCCTGGTGCACCTGGACACGGTCAGCTTCGACTACATCAACAACGGCAACGTCACGCTCAACCGCGAGTACGAGGCGCTGCAGGCGATGATCAACGCCAAGACGGCCACGGGCACCAAGGCCCCGCCGGCCGTGCTTGGCCATGGCGCCGGGTCCCAGAACATCGCCTCGACCGAGACGCTGCTGTTCCTGCGCTACTGCGAGGGCATCCAGAACAAGATCAACTCCCTGATCTCCCGGGCCCTCACGCTTGGCGTGCGACTCATGGGCCTGGACGTCTACGTCAAGTTCGAGTTCGAGCGCATCGACCTGCGGCCCGAGACCGAGCTGGAGTCGTTCCGGTCCATGAAGCAGAGCCGCATCCTGGACCTGCTCTCCATCGGGCTGCTCACGGACGAGCAGGCCAGCCTTGCCCTCACCGGGCAGCTGCCGCCGCCTGGTGCGCCCAAGCTCAGTGGCACGTTCTTCCGCAGCGGCGCCGGGGGCGACCCCAACGCCGCCGAGGAGCCCGCGCCCAACCCCTACAGCAATACCTCCGCCACCCCGGGCGGGCCACGCGACCAGAAGAAGCAGACGCCCGAGCAGCCCAAGGGTGCGCCTCTCAACAGGGTGAAGTGACATGGAAGTTTTCGACCTCAAGTTCTGGGCCGGTACCGAGGAGAGCCTGCTCAGCTTCATCTCCAGCCTGGACAAGCTCACCCCCGAGGTGATGGCCGCCCAGGCCGCGGCCTACGGCGCTGCCGAGCGTGAGCAGGAAGTGCCCCGCCTGTACAGCCGCCAGGGTGACGTCGGCGTGGTCAGCATCTCCGGCAGCCTGGTCAACAGCGCCTCCTGGATCAACCAGTACCTGGGCTACACCGGCTACCCGGAGATCCGCGCCGCGCTCATCCACGCCGCCAAGGACCCCGAGGTCAAGGCCATCACCCTGGACATCAAGTCCGGTGGCGGCGCCGTCTCCGGTGTCTCGGACACCAGCGACCTGATCCGCATGATCGACAAGAAGGTCAAGCCGGTCTACGCCTACTCGGACGGCATGATCGCCTCGGCCGCCTACTGGCTCGGCTCGTCGGCCCGCAGCTTGAGCGTTGGCAAGGTCACCGAGGTCGGCTCCATCGGTGTGCTGCTCGTCCACAAGGAGATGAGCAAGTACATGGAGAAGGAGGGCATCACCGCCACGGTGCTGCGCGCCGGCAAGTACAAGGCCATGGGCAACCCCTACGAGGCGCTGTCCGACAGCGCCCGCGAGCAGATCCAGGGCCAGCTTGACCAGATGTACACCATGTTCGTCGAGCACGTGGCCGATGCCCGGGGCGTCACCTACGCCGTGGCCGACCAGAAGATGGCCCAGGGCCGGATCTTCATCGGGCAGGCCGCCGTGGACGTTGGCCTGGCCGACAAGCAGGAGTCTTTCGACGCCTTCCTCACTGGCATTCAGCGGGGGATTGACGCCAAGAAGTCGCAACCCAAGTATGGCGCCAACCTTTCTCAAGGACAACAAATGCCCAAGAACGCACTGACCGAACAGGAAATCGCCGCGATGGCTGCCGGTGCAGGCGCTGCCGCTGAGCAGACCCCTGCTGCGGCTGCTGCCGAAACCACCACGACCGCGGATGCGGGCGCCGACGCTGGCGCTGCGCCGGCTGCTGGTGCCGACGCTGGCGCTGCACCGGCCGAGCCGGCCGCCCCGGCTGCCGCCGCCCACAACACCGCCAGCGCCGCTGTGGACCTCCTGAAGGAGCAGCTGCGGGAGGCCAACGACCGCGTTCTGGCGCTCAGCGTGGAGCTCACCGGCCTGAAGAATGCCGCCTCGACCGCCGAGGCCACGATCTCCGGCCTGACCGCCACCCTGGAAAAGATGCAGCCGATCGTGGTGAGCGCTGTGAACAACATGCGCGTGGCCCTCGGCGGCTCCGCCATCGTCGCCGGCCTGACCGGTGAGGCCCTGCTGGCCGAACACGCCAGCGCGCACGCCCAGTTCGTGCAGAAGTTCAAGGTGGGAGGTGTGTCGTCTGCGACGGCTGCCGACGCCGGCAAGGGTGGCCAGAAGAACGTGTCCCACGACTCGTTCCGCAAGGCCCGTATCGACGCAACTCGTACCAAGTAATCGAAGGAGCTCACCATGGCCAAGTTTCAGATGGGGGTGACGATCAACCCCTTCCACATCAACAAGACCGCCCGGGTCGCTGACGGCACTGGCGCCGGCAACCAGCTTGGCCGCGTCGACAACGGCAAGCTGGTCAAGCTGATCGCCGACAGCCAGTACGGCCTGTGCGCCGCTGGCAACGAGATCGAAGGCGTGCTGGATGTGGCCGACGACCTGGCACCCCAGGACGGCTTCAACCTTGGCTCCGTGCGCGACGCCATCGGCACCCGCCTGGAAGTCACCCTGGACGGCCTGCAGGCCACCCCGGGCACCGGCACCGTCGCCGTGGGCGACTACGTGGTGGCCGGCACCGCGACCGCGCGTGGCACCGCCTTGAGCGTGCCCCCGAAGGTGTGCAAGGCCACCAACGCCGGCAACACCCTGGTCTACAAGTGGCGTGTGATGTCCCTCAAGACCAACGGCAACGTGGGTTCGGTGGCCATCATCGAGCGCGTCGCCTGATTCACCCCCGCAACTGCTGACAAGGAGAACCAAAAGTGGCAGACCAACTGATTGTCGTCGATGCGCGGGGTGACAAGACCCCCGTCGACGTGAGCGTCGATACCTACCGCCGTGCGGCCGAAGCCGGCGCCAGCCTGGGGCAGTTCCTGTCCCAGCAAGTGCCGGTCAACGCCGAGCGCGATGGCACGGTGATGCAGCAGCTCATGGAGCAGTGCGGCATCTTCACCAAGGCCAACAAGGAATTCGGCATTCGCGCCTCCACCATGGAGGAAGTGCTGGCCCCCAAGGAGGCCAACAACGGCTCGGTGATCACCCGCGACGGCATCCCCGCCTCGCGCATCCTGTTCCCCGCCGTGATCCTCGACATCATCGAGGACAAGCTGGCCGTCGACTACTCGACCAACCCCAACGCCCTGAGCCAGATGGTGGCCGTGGACGACAGCATCCAGGGCGACCGCTGGGAGCGCCCGGTGCTGAACTTCAGCAAGCCTGAAGCCGCCCGCAGCGCGCCGGTGAGCCAGCTCTCGCTGCCCAACGCGATGCTGACCATCACCGCCTCGGACAAGTCGATGCGTATCCCCAGCTGGGCGATCGGCATGGAGATCTCCGAGCAGGCCCTGCGCAGCACCACCATCGACCTGGTCGGCCTTGCTGTGGCCCGCCAAGCCGCCGTGGAGGGCAACGAGCGCGCCAACGGCTACATCATGTCGCTGCTCAACGGCGACACCGACCTGGCCATGGCCGCCCTGAGCTCCTTCTCGGGCAAGGTGCAGACCGCGGCATCCCTGGACTCCGCCGCCACCACCGGCTTGACCCAGAAGGCCTGGCTGAAGTGGCTGTCGCAGCGCTCCAACAAGCGCACCATCACCACCGTGGTCACCGACCTGGAAGGTGCGATGGCCATCGAGGGTCGCGTTGGCAAGCCTACCAACCAGAACGACAACCCGAACAGCCAGCGCATCGACACCCTGTCGACGGTGATCAACCCGAAGTGGCCCGCCAACGTGCGCGTGTTCCTGACCGACGACCCGAACTGGCCTGCCAAGACCATCATGGGCGTGGACACCCGCTACGGCATCCACCGCGTGACCTCCCTGACCGCCCAGTACAGCGCCATCGAGCAGTTCGTGCTGAAGCGCTCCACTGCCATGCGCGTGGACAAGGGCGAGCTGGTGTACCGCCTCTTTGACGAGGCCTTCGAGGTCCTGACCTTCGCCTGATAGGTCAGCCGAGCCGGGGGCGGAACAGCGGAAGCGTTCCGCCCCTTTTTCAATCCCCAGGAGCCATCATGTCCGACACCCCTGCCGACAACACCACCCAGACCGCCGAGAACACCGGCACCGAGAACACCGGCGCCGAGCAGACCTCGACCTCGACCTCCACCGAGGCCAAGCCCAAGAAGGGCGAGTCCAAGTCCGCCAAGGCCGCCAAAGACAACCGCGAGTGGATCGTGGCCGTGCACGGCCGCATGCTCCACCTGCACACCAACGTGTGGTTCGATGCTGACCCCAAGCGCCACGAGGTCGACGACTTCGTGAAGGCGCAGCTGGAGGCCGGCAAGCTGGCCATCTACACCGAGTAAGTTTCTCGCAGGGCTTACCGGATGTCTCTGACCACCTACTGCCGCTACGACGAAGTGCGCGCCGCCCTGGGCGTCAACGCCACCGAGCTGGCGGACACAGTGCTTGCCCTCCCGGTCTACGAGATGGGCTTGGTTCGTGAGCTGAATCGGCTCTCCACGTCACTGAATCCGGCTTTTTCCACCATCGCGAGAAAGCGCGATACCGACCGCACTGATCAGGAGCGGGCCCTCTTTGCGGCCGTCTCCCTGTTCGCCGTGTATGCGGTGGCCAGCCAGGTCGGTGTCTCGCTCCCCAACTTCGCCCCGCGAAGTGTCAGCGACGGCAAGGCCTCGCTGACCCGATTCTCTGGCGAGCCCTTCGAGCGCGTGCTTGAGCGGGTTGACGCCTACAAGACCGACTACCGGGCGGCCCTTGTTGAGGCCTTCGGGGCCTTCCAGGGCGGCTCCACCCAGGTCAGCCGCATGCCCACGATGGCGGTGGCTTCGCCGCGGGCTACCGACCCGGTGACTGGCTCATGATGTCCCTTGCCCAGGTGTCCGCGTTCTTCGACCGGATGCCCGTCTACGACCCCAACACCGGCGAGGTGTTGTTCTACGGGCAGGTGGACCCCTACGACGACTCCAAGCGCGACGCTGGCGCGGCCTACCGGCGCGTGCTCTCCGTGGCGCCCGGCACGCCCATCCCAGCCCATCGCGCGCTGCGCCTGCTCGGTGCCGAGTGGCTGGCCGGCAACATGGAACCCGATGGCCTGGCCGAGCTGCACCGCCAGAAGTACGTGATCCAGCCCGCACACGCGTGCACGGTGACCACGCTCTCGGGCTACCTGGCCGGCTCCACTCCCTCGGCGACCTGGGCCGGCGTGGAGTGGTTCAAGGACGGCAAAGAGGTGAGCGAGTCGTCGGAGATGTTCGCCCTCTACAACGGCTACTTCGGCGAGGGCCTGGGCCCCGCCATTGGCAGCGTCGTGCAGGCCGGCAGCCAGGTGTTCCTGGTGCGAAGCCTGCGCCGCATGCCGGCCGGCTTCGACGTGGCTGTGCTGGCCGAGCAGCAGAGCCGGGTGTCACAGGCCAACCTGGTGCGCCGAGTTTTCGTGCCCCAGACGGGTGGCATGACCAGCTCGGCGCCGGTGCAGGTGCCAGCGCTGCGCATGCGCTGGCAGGACCTGTTCGAGTACACGGTGCCAGACCCAGAGCGCCACCGCCCAGGGGATGAGACGCTTGTGCTCCCGGCAGCCACCCAGGTCGCCAACGCCGACCGCATCGAGCTGGAGGGGCAGGCCTGGAGCGTGCTTGACGTGGCTGCAGTCTACGGGGTCAAGGCCTGCCACGTGCGGAGGGCCTGATGGGCTTCGCGCGCAACGTCTTCAAGCTCAACATGGGCGTTGAGCTGGCCATGCAGAAGGTCCGAGAGATGGGGGCCGACGAGTACCGCTCTTTTGTGTGGGCGGTGTTCTTGCGCATCCTGAACGAGACGCCACAGTACAGCGGCAAGGCCGTGGCCAACTGGAACATCAGTCTCAACTCGCCCAACTTCAACTTCGACCCCAACCTCGGGGACGATGTCGACCTGTTCGATGACCCGCGCCAGCGCGGAGATCGGCGCTGGATTCAGGTGGCCATCCGCCGCAACCAGCCCATCGTTTGGGGTTCTGGGGGCGGACCGCGCCTGGGCAAGGGCAAGGGCGGCCTGACCTACAAGGACAAGGTCTACATCTGCAACGGGGTGATGGGCGACGATGACGAGGGCCGGGCGGTCGAGGCCTACATGGAGGCGCTGCAGGACCCGGGCTATGCGGCCCGCAAGCTGCGCCAGGTGAACAAGCCCTACGAGATCGCCCAGGAGTCGGTGATCGTGGTGGCCACCCAGACACTCAGCAAGGGCATCAGCCTGCCGCGAATGAGCGGGGAGGATTGGAGATGAGCGAATCTGTTTTCCGGGGGGCGGCCTACACGTTGCTCAACGACTTCGCCGTGGTGCAAGACGTGCCCATCTTCTTCGAGAACGGGCCCGAGCCTGACCTTGACGCGGTGGCCAACACCTGGCTCGACGTTGAGCTCAGCTTCGGCGAGGCCAGCTCGGTCACGCTGGGCGCCCGGCCGCGCGGCAGGCAGACCGGCTTCCTGATCGTGCGGGTGTTTGCCCGGCAGGGCACCGGCACCCTTGACCAGGACGTTTTGACCGAGGCCCTCGTTGAGCTGCTGCGGCCGCAGCACCTTGGCGGCGCCACCCTGGAGTTCCCAAAGCGCCTGGCTGGTGTTGCCCTGAAGGGCTGGAGCAAGGCCGGCTTGATGGTTCCGTTCCGCCTGGACAAGGCGTAGCAGGGGGGATTGTTTTTCCGAGCTGGTCTAGGCCAGTGTAGTCGGCAACTTACCGACCAACTCGGAGATTTCCCATGCCTTTTGCTTCCAGCGCCTTCGGCCAACTTCGGTATATCCCCGAGTCGGTTTACAACCAGATCCCGGGCTCGGGCAACGCAATCAACCTGCGGATGACCTCGCCCACGGCCAAGGCTGCGGTGGCCACCACCAAGTCGGAGGAAATCCGCCCCGACCGCCTCTCCACCGGCCAGACCCGCACCGACCTGAACATCGACGGCGGCTTCAACTTCGAGCTCTCGGGCAAGGAGTACGACCCGTTCCTGGAAGGTGTGCTGTTCAGCTCGTACACCCACTACGGCACCAACGGCCTGGGTACGACCTTCAGCCTGACCACGGCAGCCAACTCCCTGACCGCTGCCGCCGCGCCCACCACGACCTCGGCCTTCACCAACCTGACCGCCGGTTCCTGGATCAAGGTGGTGCCCCCGGCCGGTGCCTCCGCCGCCATCAAGGAATACTTCAACGACAAGTGGTTCAAGGTGGCCAGCACCACGTCCACCGTGATCACCCTTGACGCCAGCACCCCGATCTCGGGTGCCGGCCTTGGCATCGCCGCGGTGGCCGGCTACGCCATCAGCCAGTCGGTGGTCTCCAACGGCGCGACCCCCAAGTCCTTCGCCATGGAGTACCTGCTGACCGACATCAGCACCGTGTTCACCTTCACCGGCATGCGCCCCAACACGCTGGAGCTGAGCATGGAGGTGGGCTCGATCATCACCGGCTCCTTCGGCTTCCTCGGCGGTGGCCACACCGTGCAGAACACCACCCTGCTGCCCGGCTCGCCCGTGGCCTCGCAGTCGCTGGAGGTGATGAACTCCGTGACCGACGTGGGCTGCATCTACGAGGCCGGCACCAACATCCTGGGCAGCGGCACCAGCTTCATCAAGTCGGTGAAGCTCAACATCTCCAACAACGCCCGCGGCCAGAAGGCGGTGGGCGTGTTCGGCAACGCCGGTGTCGGCTTCGGCGAACTGGAGATCGGCGGCACCCTGGAGATGTACGTCGAGAACAAGACCTACTACGAGAAGTGGCTGCAGGGCGCGACCACCAGCCTTGCCCTGGGCATGGCTGACGCCGCGGGCAACGGCTACCTCATCGAGCTGGACAAGGTCCAGTTCAACGAGGGTGGCCTGAACGCTGGCGGCCGCAACGACGACGTGATGCTGAGCCTGCCGTTCTCGGCTTTCTACAACGCAGCGACCAACCGCGGCATTCGCATCACCCGCGCGATCGCAGCCTGATGAATCCGGGGGCCTGACCCCCAGATAGGCCAGCCCGCCCGGGCTGGCCTCAACGCCCTGAGAAGAAGAACAACATGGACATTTTTGCCACCTACGCCACCGACGAAACCGCTGAAGTCGAGGGCACCTGGTTCCCCCTGTCGAAGACGGCCTCCGTGAAGGTGGCCCGCAACGGCAACGACAAGTTCCGCGCCGCTCTGCGCAAGGCCATGGAGAAGAACGCCCCGGCCATGGAGGCCAACGACGCCGAAGCCGACCTGCTGGCCGAGAACATCATGGTTGACCTGATGGCCGACCACATCCTGGTCGACTGGAAGGGCCTGCAGTTCAAGGGCAAGGACGTGGCCTACAGCCCCGAGATGGCCCGCACCATGCTGCGCGTGAAGGACTTCCGCAAGAAGATCACCGAGCTGAGCGAGCGCTTCGAGGCCTTCAAGGTCAAGGCTGAGGAAGCCCAGGGAAACGCCTAAAGGCGGTCGTTGAGTGGGAGCTCCAGTGGGGCCCCCACTTAAAGGCCCTGCAGGCCAGGGCACGGGCCACTGGCAAGACACCGGCGCCCCTCATCAGCCGGCCTCGCCTGAAGATCCAGGACGAGGACTACCACAAGGCTTTCTGGAGCCTTGACTCCAGCAGGACCATGGGCCACAGCGCGCCAGACCCCATCACGGTGGAGTCTGTGCTTGCGTACTGCGAACTGACGGGGATTGCGTCTCCAACGGACAGGGCCAAGTATCTGCGGATCACCCAGATGCTTGACCGGGTCTACCGGGAGCACTGGCTCTCCAAGCAGCCAAAGACCTGAGCGTGTCTGACCTCAACGTAGAACTCGACGGCGGCCCATTTGAAAAGGCCATGCGCCCGATCCTTGAGTCCCTCAAGGAGTTTCGGGCGCTCGTCGTTCAGCTCGACAACAGTCCTACGGGCCGGCTCTCCAAGGAGATGCAGACCCTGAAGACCACTGCGGTGGGCGCCCTCACGGAGATGGAGCGCGCCTTCCAGGGGTTGCCGAAGGCCTTGGAGAAGGAGATCAAGGCGGCCGGCGCGGCGGGCAAGAAGGCCGCCAAGCAGGCGGGCAAGGATGTGGGCGAGGAAATGGTGGACGAGGCGGTCATGACCGTTCGCTCCAACCGCCAGAAGCTGCAGGCCGAGTACGAGAAGGCCATCGCGTCCGGGCGCAAGTACACGGGGCCGGAACTGCTTGGCCTGCGCCAGGCCGGCGTGTCCCTGTTCCCAGACGACAAGACCACCCTGACGGGCTACTCCGACGCCAGCAAGGGCTCCTCCAACGTCCTGGCCAGCTTGCGCGCGCAGGAGCAGCAGATCAAGAAGGCGGCCGACCTCAACGCCGCAGCCACGGCGGCTGCTCTGCGCCAGGAGCAGGCCGACGCCAACCGCACCTACCAGTTCCGCAACAACTACATCAAGAGCCTGGAGAAGCAGGAGACTGATCGCCAGGCTCTGGTGAGCCGCGCCAGCAAGGGCCTGATCAAGCTGCAGAGCCAGCTATCCGAGCAGTCCCTGAAGGAGGCTCAGAAGGACGCGGACCGGACCTTCCGGTTCAATACCAACTGGGCCAACGCCAAGGCGAAGGAGGAGTCCGAGCGCGCTAACCTCGTGCAGCGGGCGGGCAAGGGCCTGGCGGCTCTGAGGGCCAAGCTGGCCGACGAGGACCTTGCGCAGCAGCAGAAGGCGGCCGAGAAGGCCTTCTCGTTCCAGCGTGGCGTACTGAAGGTTCAGGATGACCTGGCCAAGGCCCAGCTGGATTCGGTGGCCAAGCGCGCCAAGTTCCAGGTCCTTTTGGCCACGGCCAACGCTGAAGGCGATTACAGCCGGATCACGGGCGCCCGTGCGGGCACCGTGGTCAGCTTGGCCGGGGCAGACCAGACCAACAGCCAGGCCCAGCAGATGCTGGCCGCCGCGGCCGCTGCAGGCCGTGGCCAGGTGGCCCGTGCCTCGGCCGCGCCGGATGGCGCCTTCAGTGTGCTGGGGGGCGCCAACGCTGGCCGCTTCGTCAGCCCTGAGAGCGCTGAGAAGATGCGCCAGGCCCAGCTCGGCCTGACCAAGGCGCAAGAGAACCTGAACGACGTAATGCGCAGCGGGCACTCGGCTGCGCGCGGCCTTGCCTCGGGCTTCAATGCCATGTGGCTGACCTGGGGCCAGCTCGGACCACTGCTTGCCGGTGCCGCCATCTCCAACTCATTCACCCAGGCCATCAAGCAGGGCGCTGAGTTCGAGCAGCGGCTGGCGGCCATTCGCTACCTGGGCGGCGAGTCCGCCCAGTCGGTGGGGCAGCTCGCCCAGGAGGCGCTGCAGCTTTCCCGAGAAGGCCCGGTTGGTCCCGTTGAGGTGGCTACCGCGCTCAAGACCCTGTCGCTGGCTGGCCTGAACGCTCGTGAACAGCTGGCGGCCATCAAGCCGACGCTGAACTTTGCCATCGCCGGTGAGCTCCCGCTGGAGAAGGCGGCCGAGAGCCTGGTGTCCATCTCCAGCGCCTTTGGGTACACGGCCGAGGGTTTCGGCTCTGTTGGAGACGTGATCTCCAAGGCCGCGGCCATCTCCATGTCGTCGGTCGAGTCGATGACGGAGTCCTTCCGCCAGGCATCGACCGTGGCGCAGCAGTACGGCGTGACCGTCGAGGACGCGGCCACCTCGCTGGCCCTGCTGAGCCAGGTGGGTATCCGTGGCAGCGCGGCCGGTACGGCCATGCGCAATATGTACAACGAGCTGATGGGCACGTCCAAGCGCGCCCGGAAGGTTCTGGAGGAGACCCTCAAGGTCGACGTGATCGACAACGGGACCAAGGCCATGAGGCCCCTGTTGGACATCATGCAGGACATGGCCGGCGCCCTGTCCAAGATGGACTTCGAGTCCCAGCAGAAAGCTCTGCAGGCCCTGGGCAACGAGCGGGGCCTGAAGGCGCTGTCGGCCAACCTGATGGCGTTCAACCAGCAGGCAAAGGAGGCGGGCAAAGACCTGCCCAACCGCCTGGCGGAGATCCGCAGGCAGCTTGAGGATGCGCCCGGCTTCGCTGCCAAGGCCGCCATCGGCATGGGCCTCACGACCAAGAACCAGATCGCTGGTGTGTTCGCGTCCCTGCAGGCTGCACTGGTGGAGTCGTTTGGCGCGATCAGCCCGGTGGTGCAGTCCACTGCAACCCAGCTGCGCCAGATGTTCAACTCGAATGAGTTCCGCAGCGCGATCTCAAGCATGATCAGCGGCGTGGCCCAGCTCACCCAGTTCCTGGTCGAGCACTCGAAAGAGATCCTCGCGGTCATCACCGGCTACGTGGCGGCCAAGGCCGCACTGCTTGCCGTGTCCCTGGTCACTCCGCTCGTGACTGCCGCCATGTCAGCAGCCACGGCCGCCATGGCCCTGGCAACCGCTGGGGCCGGAGCCCTGAGTATCTCCCTGCGCGGGGTCCTGGTGAGCATGGGGCCGATCGGAGCGTTGCTGGCTGTGGCCGGCACTGCCTGGATGATCTTTGGCAACCGCACCAAGAAGGCCACGGACGAGGCCACCTTCGCCATCGACACCCACTTCAACGCGACGGTCGAGGGCCTGGACAAGGAGATCGAGCGCCTGAAGAAGGAGCGCAAGGCGCTGGAGGACAACCTTGCGGGTAAGGTCGCCGACCGCACCGTTGAGGCTTCCCTGGCCGAGGACAGGTTGCGTGACCTGCATCGAGAGGAGATCGCCCAGAAGCGGGTGGCTCACGCTGCGCTGCAGGCCAGCAATGCCCGTATTCGGGACAACATCAGGACCAAGGGCGGTCCAGGCGCCGCTGCTGTCCTGAAGGAGCTCGATGACCAGGAGGCCAGGTCGGCGGCTGACATCGGGGCTACAGTGACTCGTGCCTACGAGAAGGAGAAGAAGCTCAGCGACCGCTTCCGGGAGGCGTTCGCCCTCGCCAAGGAGAATGCCCGGCTGGCCGCCGAGGTCGCCGCGAAGAACCGGCCAATCCCGGACGGGCCTGAGAAGTACAACCCAGACGAGCTTTCCGGTGGCCGAGGTGGCAACCCGTTCCGCACCCCGAACCGGGAGTTCGACAACTTCCTCAAGACCCTCAAGGTGGCCGAGGACGCTGCGGGCATGCGTGCAAAGGACGAGGAGTCCCAGGCCAAGCTGTCCCTGGCCAAGCGCCTGATCACCGCCGAGGAGTTCGAGAACCAGCGGGACCAGATCGCCCTGAACCACCTCAACGACCGCCGGGCACTGCTTGAACTTGAGGTGGTCATGAGCGAGCAGCAGCAGGACAAGCTGCGGGCCGCCTACGAGAAGGCCAAGGCGGCTGACCCCAAGTCGGTGACCTCGCAGGATCTCGACAACGAGCTTCAGGGTGTGGCTGCCCGGATCGCCGAATCCCGCCAGCAGCTTGACCAGCTCAAGGCCGATCAGGTCAACGCGGTGCGCGAGGCTGAGATTCGGAAGATGAAGCCCCTGAACGCGCAGCTGGACGAGATGGACAAGTTCCTCAAGACCCAGGGCGACGCGCTGACCTACGACCTTGAGCGTGCCGATGCGGCGCTGAAGTCGGCCTCCATGACCGAGCGCGAGGCCGCCATCGAGCAGGCCCGACTGAGCACCCTGATCGCCTTCAAGAAAGAGGAGGCGAAGTTGGAGCGCGAGATCGCGCTGTACAAGAAGAATGGGGGCACGGACGCCGACGTCATCAGGAACGCGGAGGACAACCTGACCAAGCTGCGCGGCCAGGCCCAGGGCGCCCAGGACGAGGCGGGGAAGAAGGCCGGCACGATCTTCGACAAGCAGACCATGGCTGCGAACGTCAACGACCTGAAAAAGAGCCTGGCCCAGGGGCTGATGGAGGCAGGTCAGGACGGCGGCAAGTCCCTGGTCAACAC